ACTGTTACTGGAACTGATACTGTTACTGGAACTGATACTGTTACTGGAACTGATACTGTTACTGGAACTGATACTGTTACTGGAACTGTTATATCCCCTAACGGGGATATATATAATAGCGCCGCCCACGCCGCCGTTGACGTAGAACTTTCCAAGATCGTCCAGCATTATCAGCAGGCCGTTGGGGACTTTCCACGCTCTGCACTGGACAAGCTGCAGAAGTGGAGGCAGGAGTACAGCACAGAGATGATCCTGCTGGCGATTGACAAGGCTGCAGAAGCTGGCAAGCGGTCGTGGAACTACATCAACGGCATATTGTCCGGCTGGAAACGGGACGGCCTGCGCACGCTGGGAGACGTGGAAGCCAACGAACAAAGCCGACAAGCCAGACCGAGAGGCAAGCAGCCAACCGAGACCGTAGACGACCAGCTTGCACGGGTGCTGGCGAAGATGGACAGAGAAAGAGGGTTTGAGACATGACGCGGGAAGACGTGGCAAAGCTGATCCGCATGAATTTTGTGCTGTACAAGCTGGGTTCCAAGCCACTGACCGATGAGGAGATGCAGACCACTATCGATGTGTGGGCGTATCAGTTTGGCGACTATGACGGCGATACTGTCAAGCGGGCTTTTCTGGCGGCAAACCGGGTATGCGTTTATCCGGTCACGGTGGCCGACATCTTCAAGCAGCTTTCCCAGTGTCTTGACCCGTCCGCTGAATGGGAAGCTCTGGCTGTAGCGGCACGCAAGGCACAGACATTTTTGAGCTGGCGCAAGTTCCCGATGGTGACCGGCATTGACGAAAAGGGCAGTCTGCTGCGTAGTGACGGACAGAAAGAGCTGCAAGCCCTGTATGACCAGCTCCCCCCAGCGGCAAAATCCTATGCCGGAAGCGTGGGAGGACTGGCAGAACTGGCTGAAATGCCAGACCTTACATACCGCCGTGCTGAGTTTTTGAAGCAGGCGCAGGCCGATATCACCACTGCCCCCCGTGAAGCGGCAAGGCTGCGGGCGAGCGAGCCGACAAGGAAGGAGCTCGGAAAAGAAAATCAGGAGGTGCAGACCGACGGTAAAACTTGAGCCCTGCAAAGACTGCCCCGACCGGCACCCGATCTGTCACGACAGCTGCCCGAAGTACGCCGAGTACAAGCGTCAGCTGGAAGCGCAGCGCATCTACACCAACGGTAACCACGCGGCGGAGCGGATCAGCCGTAACGATTTCAACAAAGAAGGATGGATGGGAGGAAAACACCCGCCCAGAAAAAGGAGAAAAGCATGAAAACCGTACAGGAGATTATGGCTGAAAACGGCTCTTTGGCGAACATCGAGCGCTTTCAGACGATGCAAAAGTGGGAATACAAGCGCAAGGTAGAGCACGCGCAGGAAATGGCCGAGGCATTTTACTACTGGGCAAAAGAGCACGAAAAGGGCGTGCACCTATCCGTGGGCGGTCTGGATTCCATCACGCTGCATTACTTCTTGGAGAGCATCGGGCTGCCCGTCACCTGTGTGTCCTGCTCATTGCTGGAGGGAAAGGGCGTTCAGCAGGTACACAAGCGGATGGAAGCGGAGATGGAAGCTGAGTACAAAAACTGGATGGGCGATGGCGAAGCGCCGTCTTTCGTGTTCCTGAAGCCGCTGAAAAGTAAGGTTCAGGTCTTACAGGAATTTGGCTGGCCTGTGATCAGCAAGGAAAAGGCAGGCAAGATCATGTTGCTGCAAAACCCGACAGATCAAAACGCAACCGTGCGGCATGCGATCATCACCGGGGAAACCGGCGAATATGGCGGCTGGCAGAAGAACAGCCGCATGAAGCTGCCGCAGAAGTGGCTCGACCTGTTTGGCGGCGCAGACGCGGAGGGCGCAGCGCTTGGGTATCAGGCGGCCCCATTCAAGGTGTCTGACCGCTGCTGCTACTACCTCAAGGAAAAGCCCTGCAACGACTGGGCACGGGACCACAACAGTGTGCCCTACATGGGCCTTATGGCCAGCGAAGGCGGGCGGCGCGAAAAAAGCCTGAAGATGCACGGCTGCAACTATTTCGGCAAGACCACCACCAGAAGCGCGCCCTTTGCCATTTTCGACCGACAGGACATTTTGCAGCTTGCGCTTGATTTGAACGTTCCTATTCCCGCCGAATATGGCGAGATCGCGAAGGACAGAGACGGCAAGTTGTACACCACAAAGGCGCAGCGCACCGGCTGCACCATGTGCGGCTTTGGGATCCACGTCGAGGGCAGGCCGCATCGGTTTGATATTTTGCGGGAAACCAACCCCAAAGAATGGGAGTTCTGGATGAAGCACGTCTGCCGGGACGAAAATGGAAACTGGTACGGCTGGGGCCGTGTGCTGGACTATATCGGCATCGGCTGGGAAGACGTGCCGGAGCAGGCCGTGCAGATGCACATTGACGATCTGATGGAGGATGTGAAGTGATAAAAAAATCATACACTGTTCTTCCTTGCCCAAAGTGCGGGAGCGGATTTATTGCATGGGGAAAGAAAATCGAGTCAGTTAATCCGAAGCTCACAGTGCTGTCAGCCCCGGGGACTGAACTTTGTTGTTTGATGTGCGGGCATTACGCACCAACACTCAAGCAGTGGAACAGCGAGGAACGAAAGAAATGCACTTGACTCTCTACGGCGACCCGCGCACAAAGAAAAACTCTGCCCGCATTCTCCGCACACGCTCCGGGACCCCATTCGTTTCCCCCAGCAAGGTTTATGTGGATTATGAGACGGACTGCCTGCGGCAAATCAAAAAGCTGCGCAGCCCCATTTCTGCCCGCGTGAACGTGAGGTGCGTGTACTACATGAAGACCGCCCGCCGGGTCGATCTGGCAAACCTCATCGAGGCTACAACGGACATTCTGGTGAAAGCCCGCGTACTGGAGGACGACAACAGCAAGATCGTTGCCGCCCACGATGGAAGCCGGGTGGACTACGACAAGAAAAAACCAAGAGTTGAAATTTGGATCGAAGAAATGGAGGAGTAAAATGATTGATATTCTATTTGAAGTTGCAAGCACGCTGTTCATGGCAACACTTGCAGGGCTTTTCATCTGGTTTGTTCTTAGCGATGGCAACCCAATTGAATATTTCAAGCGGCGGCTCAACCGAAACAAACCTTGCCTTTGCGACCGGTGCGTATTCTTAAAGCAAAAATTTGGGGCGTCAGAATCCGGATATCACTATATCTGCCAGAGCGGTGAAAAAGACGAAGGATACATAAATCCGCCCGAATATTGCCGCGATTTTGAAGAAAGGAGCAACAATGGCTCGCACATGGATACCTGACACCGACACTCAGAAGCCGGAAAGAACCGATTACAGCACCGTTAAGGCGTGGCTGAACCGCTACCGCGAAGCGGAGAAAAGATACTACTTGCTGTCTGACCGGCTGGCCGAAGCACAGGAGGCCACCCGGCACATCACCCAGAGCCTCAGCGCGGCCCCCGGCGGCAGCAAAGATGGCCAGAGCCTTGCCCGGGCGGTGGAACGTAAGGAGGAAGCGGAGCGCCGGGCTTATGAGCAAAGAGCGGTCTGCGACAGGCTGTTCCTCGAGATCAGAAACGCGCTCGCCCAGATCCAGAACGAGAAATCATACACGGTGCTGTACAAGTACTATCTCGATTGCCTCACGTGGGAAAGGGTCGCAAAAGACATGAATTACTCTCTGCGCATGGTCTATGTCTTGCGGCGCAAAGCAATGGAGGAGCTGAGCCTTTAAGAACATTGCACTGTCATTACATTGCGGTTTCACTATCGCATGGTGTAAAATTGTATCATCGGAAAAGCCAAAAGGCAAACCGATGCATGCAGCCTCCGAAACGTGTCCCTTCTTGGCATTTTCCTCCTTTTCTGCTTGCAGGCACTGGGCTTTGCTCTCTCTTCACGTTTCGCGGGCTGCTTCTATGCGATACACTGACACAAAGGCAGCCTGACGCTCATGAGAGACAGGAGGCGGTTCGATTCCAAGGGCGGCTTTTTATATTCCCGTAGTTCAAGTGATGGAACAGCGGTCTCCAAAACCGCAGGCTGCAGGTTTGAGCCTTGCCGGGAATGCCAGCTGCGTGCCCTGTGAGGGGGCCGCGCAGCACGCCGGGTGTCTGGCGGCGTACGTTCCGGACACAGCAGCGCCCACCGTTTGACGCCTGTCCAACGCAACTGAATGCTGGGCGCTGCTTATTTTAATATTTTGACCGTTCGGATTTCCGGGCGGTTTTTCTTTTGCATGAATTTAGAGAGGTGGTGGCGGTGAGCGCAAAGCGGCTGACAGACAGGCAAAAAAAGAAGATCATCGCGGATTATATCCAGCTGCAAAATTACACCCGCACCGCAAAGCTAAACGACGTTGCAGAAAGCACTGTGCGCAAGATCGTGAAGGAAAACCCGGAATGTGCGGATTTGTGCGACAGAAAAAAAGAGCAGAATGCGCAGGACATGCTGGCCTATATGGAGAGCAAGCAAGGAGAAGCACAAGAACTTCTCGGGCTGTATCTGAAAGCGATGGCTGACCCGGACAAGATTGCGGAAGCAACACTGCCGCAGCTGTCAACGGCGTTCGGCACCATTGTGGACAAGTTTGCCATGCTGGGAGGTCAGAGCGGCGTTGAAGTCCCGGACGATGGCCTTGCGGAGGCCCTGAATGCCGCCGCAGACCTCAGCCCGCCTGACGATGTGGATCTTCTGCCAAAGGAAGAGGACGACAATGCGGAAAAGTAACGGCTTTCGCTGGAAAGCCCTCAGCCAGCGGCAGAAACAGGTTCTTAGCTGGTGGACACCGCAGAGCGCATACAGCGGATACAACGGCATCATTGCCGATGGCGCTATCCGCTCGGGCAAGACCTTTGCCATGAGCTTTTCTTTTGTCCAGTGGGCCATGACCTGCTACAGCGGCCAGCAGTTTGCCATGTGCGGCAAGACCATTGCCAGCTTCCGGCGAAACGTGCTTGGCACGCTCAAGCAGCAGCTTGCAGCCCGTGGCTACAATGTCAAAGAGCATCGGGCAGAAAATTTCATGACCGTCAGCAAAGGCGGCAAATCCAACGAGTTTTACTTTTTCGGCGGCAAAGACGAGAGCAGCCAAGACCTGATCCAGGGCATCACGCTGGCTGGGGCATTCTTTGACGAGGTGGCGCTGATGCCGCAGAGCTTTGTCAATCAGGCCACTGCCCGCTGCTCCGTCACCGGGTCAAAATTCTGGTTCAACTGCAACCCGGGCAGCCCACAGCATTGGTTTTATCTTGAGTGGGTGCGGAAATGCCGTTCCCGCAAGATGATGTACCTCCACTTTACGATGGACGACAACTTGTCGCTCTCCGAGGAAATCAAGGCCAGATACCGCAGCCAGTACAGCGGCGTTTTCTACCAGCGCTACATTCTGGGCCTGTGGACGGTGGCAGAGGGACTTGTATATGACATGTTCGACCGCAAAAAGCATGTCGTTGATGAGCTGCCGGAACTGTCCCCCAAAAGCGCCTATGTGGCGTGTGACTTTGGCACCCAGAACGCAACGGTCTTTTTGCTGCTCCAGAAGCAGGCAGATGCAGACTGCTGGATCGTCACCCGGGAGTACTACTACAGCGGCCGCGAACAGAAGCGGCAAAAGACCGTGGGCGAGTATGTTGCAGACCTCAAGGCGTGGCTGAACGGTCTCAAGCCGGAGAGGATCATCGTGGACCCCTCTGCCCTGCCCCTGATTACGGAACTGCGCAAGAATGGCTTTACCCAGACCCCCGCAAATAACGACGTTCTGAGCGGCATTCTGGACGTGCAGACTATGCTGCAGATCGGGCGGCTGAAGATCTACAAAGACTGCAAGCACACGCTGGAAGAGTTCGGCGTGTACGCTTGGGACCCGGACAAAGACGACACCGTGCTGAAGGTCAACGACCACTGCATGGACGCTATCCGCTATTTCGTGCGCACAAAGCGCCTTGTGAAACTGAGGGATTGATTTTGAGCACTGTATACACATTCCAGACCTTTCAGCAGGCGCAAGCCGCCGGGGAACAGCCCGATTTTGTCCGGCGGTTCGTGCAACAGCACTGCACTTCCGGGCCCTACAAGATGGCTCTGGACGCCGACCTGTACGACGCCCAGAAAAACCCGGGCGCGGAACGCTTCGCGCAAGCCTACGCCTTTATGCTGAAGCGCCTTTCCAAGAACACCCGGCAGGATGTACCCCGGCCCGATATGGTCAAGAGCAATCTGTTCCGGCGGCTCAACAAACAGCGTGCTACCTACTCCCTGGGCAACGGCGTCACCTTTGCGGATAAAAACGTGGACAAAGGAAAACTGGGGGCTGAATTTGACGAGCAGATCCAGAAAGCCGGATACTTTGCCCTAATCCACGGTGAGAGCTTTGGCTTCTGGAACAACGACCATCTGGTGGTGTTCAAGCTGACCGAGTTTGCGCCCCTGTACGATGAGACCTCCGGCTCCATGCGGGCCGGGGTGCGGTTCTGGCGGCTGAATCCTGACACGGATATGCACTATGTCCTGTACGAAGAGGACGGTTACACCGAGTACACGGAAAGCAGGATCGGCAGCACTATGCAGGAGACGGCCCCGAAGCAGGCATACAAGAGCGTGACCGTCTCCACCCCCGGCGGCGGGCTGGAAAGCGTGGAGGGGGAAAACTACAGCACTCTGCCTGTGGTACCGCTGTGGGGATCCGACCTGCATCAAAGCACCCTCGTAGGCCTGAAAGCCTACATCGACAACACCGATCTGGTGACGTCCGGCTTCTGCAGCGACTTGCAGGATTGCGCACAGATTTACTGGCTGTGCGAAAACTTCAACGGCATGACCGATGATGAACTGCAGGAGTTCCTTGCGAAGCTGAACCTCTACCACATCGCCGGTGCGGACACCAGCGAGGGAGGCAAGATCACCCCATACACCAGCGAAGTGCCGGTGACTGCCCGGCAGACCCTGCTAGAGCTGCTGCACACCCGGGTCTATGAGGATTTCGGCGGTCTGGACGTGCATTGTGTCAGCGCAAACAGCACCAACGACCATCTGGATGCAGCCTATGAACCCATGAACCAGAACGCAGACGACTTCGAGGCTCAGATCAAACCTTTTGTTCGTCAGATTTGTGCGCTGGCTGGCTTTGGCAGCGCAACGCCGACATTCAACCGGAGCCGGATCGTAAACACCGCAGAGCAGGTCAGCACAGTAATCTCCGAGGCGGCGATCATCGGGCAGGACATGGCCATTGACCTGCTGCCCAACCTGACCCCGGAGCAGAAAGAAAAGGCCAGGGCGTCCCTGATGGCGGAAAGCGCAGCACGAGAAACCGTGGGCGAGGACGAGGATGACAACGGTGATGAAACATGATCTCTGACCGTGACCGCATTTCCACCCGGCAGCTGAACCGCCTGCGCCGCCGCATTTTGCGGGTATACGGCACAGCCCGCCGGGAAATGACCGAGCAGCTCACCGAGTTTCTTGGGAAGTACCGAGCGTTGGACGAGCGCAAGCGGGCGCAGCTGGATGTGGGCGAGATCACCGAAGAGGATTACCGCATCTGGCTGCAAAATCAGGTCTTTCAGTCCGATTTGATGCACGCTAAGCTGGACGGCATCACCCAGACCTGTACCACAGCACAGCAGACGGCCTACAAGCTGGCCCGGGATGAGCAATACAATATCTTTTCCTTTGGCGCAAACTGGGCTTTCTACGAGCTGGAACAGGCCGCAGGCGTGACGTTCGGGCTGACCCTGTACAATACCGAAGCAGTCAAGCTGCTGCTGAAGGAAAACCCCAAGCTGGTGCCAAACAAGCGCATCAAGAGCGAGAGCAACCGCACCTATGACGCCCGGGTGTTCAACCGCTACGTCATGCAAGGCATCGTGCAGGGCAAGAGCGTCCACGACATCGCCGTGCAGGCCGTCAACGGCATGGCTGATACAGAGATCCACTGGGCCATGAACAACGCCATCACAGCTCTTACCAGCGCCCAGAACGCCGGGGCATTGCAGCAGATGCGCAACGCCCAAGCTTTGGGCATCGAGGTCAAAAAGCGGTGGAACTCCACCCACGACTACCGCACCCGTGAAATGCACCGCCTGCTTGACCAGCAGACGGCAGAGCTTGACGAGCCGTTCAAGGTCATGGGATACGAGATTCAGCGCCCAGGAGACCCCAACGCAGCCCCGGAGATGGTTTACCACTGCCGCTGTGTGCTGTCCTCTGCGCTGGGCAAATACCCCCGGCAGAACGCCATGCAGCGGGACAATGTGACCAAAGAAACCACGCCCGTCATGGACTACACCGAGTGGTATAAATCCAAGGGCGGCACGGAAGCAGAACAGATGTGGTGGACAAAAGAGCGGGAGCGGAAGAAAAAGGAGAAGGCAAAATGACGGAATATAAAAATAAAACCCTACCTCCCGGCAGGGTGTAGGGTCACTGTTCGGATTCATCCGGCACATATTCCAGTATGTCGCCGGGCTGGCAATTCAGAACGGTGCAAATTTTTTCAAGAACCCCGATGGGGAGCTGTTTGACCGTTCCAAGGCAAAGAGCCGAGATAGTTGGGGGACGAATCCCGGTTACTTCGGCAAGTTCCTTTTGCGTCATGTTTGCGTCTGCGAGCAAGGCCTTTAAGTGATAGCTTATCGACATTTCTAACACCTCATTCTGTTTCGAACGGGATATATTCAAGTATGTCCCCCGGCTGGCATTCAAGCAACCTGCAAATTGTTTCAAGGTTCGACCACGAAAGTTGCCCACCATCACGCAATTTTTGCAAGGTTGACTGGCTCAACAGATTTTCCTGACGGATTCTCGACGTGTTGTAACCGGCTTGTTTCAACGCATCAAGGACATTTATTTTGAACTTCAACGGCATAAGCTCACCTCCTATTACATCTTTAGTATACAGGATAATTTGCACGAAAACAAGTGCAAAAATAACCAAAGAAAAGACTAAAATTAGTGCAAAACGTCAATATACTTGCACGAATATTAGTGCTATAATATTCTTGTGAGCAAGAGGGGCGGAAAGGAGGACGCCTATGAAGTTCAAGGATTTCAAGAAGCTGAACCGTGAAGAACAGCGCAAGAAGTTTGAACAGTACAAAAAAGAGTGGTTAGCTACTCGCCATAGCTAACCACTCGTAAGTCAGAGAAACCGTATTCAAAAAGCTCCTCTTACTCACATTTTATTTTTTTATAAGCGATTTGTCAAGTAAAATGTGAGGTCATGATGATGCAAACAAGCAAAATCGCAAGCGCAGAGTTTGAGTTGGACATGGTTTCCGGTGAGCTCCAGACGATGCACAACCTGTTGAACATCTTTGCAAACTGGTTTGAGGAGACCCACAAGACGGATGATCTGATCCGCCCACGCAACGAGCGTTATGTTTCCCGCCTGTGGGATGAAGCGCCTATGTATGATTCCATCCTGTGCACACTGTTCGGCAGCATCTCTGGTCTGGAGAAAGAAGTAAACGCAATCATTGATGAAAGCAATAAGGAGATTTCTCATGTCTAATATTCAGATTTTCAACTACCAGTCCAACGAAGTCCGCACCGTAGAGATGGGCGGCGAACCGTGGTTTGTCCTGAAGGACGTGTGCAACATCCTCGGCATTTCCAAATACCGTGATACTGCGGCACGTTTGGATGCAGATGAAAGGGGGTCGGTTGAGGTGGACACCCTTGGCGGTACTCAGCAAGTTATCGCCGTCAATGAATCCGGCCTTTACCATGTCATCCTTCGCAGCGACAAGCCGGAAGCGGCTCCGTTCCGCAAGTGGGTGACTTCCGAAGTGCTGCCGTCCATCCGCAAGAATGGCGGCTACATCGCCGGGCAGGAGCAGCTTTCTCCGCAGGAGCTGATGGCAAAGGCGCTGATGGTGGCGCAGAAGACGCTGGCCGATCGGGAAGCCCGCATTAGTGAGCTGACCGCACAGAACAGCCAACTCACCGTGGAAAAGCAGATCATGCAGCCCAAGGCAGAATACTTCGACGAACTGGTTGACCGCAACCTGTTGACCAATTTCCGGGAGACAGCCAAGGAGCTTGGCATCAAGCCCAAAGCCTTTGTGGCATGGCTGCTGGAAAAGAAATTCCTTTACCGTGACCAGAAAGGCAAGCTGCTGCCCCGAGAGGACAAGAACAACGGCTTGTTTGAGGTCAAGGAAGCCAAGAACGACAAGACCCAGTGGAGCGGCGTGCAGACGCTTATCACTCCCAAAGGCCGTGAGACGTTCCGGCTGCTGTACCTGTAACTGAATCACCGACCCTGCCCCACACCGGGGCGGGGTTTTGTTATACATGGAGTATAGCATGAATTTCAACTACGACATCAAATTCACCGACAACACCCCGCGGCTGCTTGAGGCTCTGGACTCATGGGCAGAGCGGGTGCTTACCATCTGGGGCATGAAGGTGCAGGACTACGCCCAGCTGCTTGTGCCTACTGGCACGGAGGAAAGCACAGGCATACAGGGCTATGTGGGCGGTGCGCTCAAGCAGAGCCTGACCTACGCCCTCGACCTCGCAAAAAAGACCGTGACCATCGGCAGCAATCTGTTTTACAGCGTGTATGTGGAGCTGGGCACGGGCGTCTTTGCCGAGAAGGGCAACGGACGAAAAACGCCGTGGGTCTGGAAGGACTTTAACGGCAAGTGGCACTTTACCCGGGGCATGAAAGCCCGCCCGTTCCTGCGCCCGGCGGTGGAGGAGCACATCGAAGAGCTGCGAGAGATCGCAGTGGAAGAAGGAAACAAGGAGGCGTAATTCATGAATTTGGAGAAAATGTTCAAAACACCAAAAGAAAAGTTCCTGCCCGATGATGTGAAAACTGCGCACTGCGAGGCAGAAGACCTTTTCCTTGAGCTTGCAACGCAGCTTGACGCACTTCCTGAAAGCCGAGAAAAAAGTCTGTGCATGACGAAATTACAGGAAGCGAAGTTTTGGGCGGTCGAATGTATTACCAAAGTTGCACGCAAAAACTAAATACTCAGCGGTTGGCGCACAGCGTCAGCCGCTTTTTTATGCCGTTTTCGCTCAATGGTAGAGCTGCTGATTTGTAACCAGCGGACGCGGGTTCGATTCCTGCAAGCGGCACCACACCGGCAGCACGTCCGGCAACCGCCTACAAAACGTAGGCAATTCACAAATCCGATGGCGAGCACGCCAGCCCGAGCATGGGCAGAAAGGACTATCACATGGCACTCAAAAGAGCTGACATCCGCACGATTCTGGAGAACACCGAAACCTCCAACGATGACAAGGCGAAAGCCATTCTGGACGCCCTGCACAAGGAGACGGACGATCTCAAAGACCAGCTGGATGCAGAAAAAACAGCCCGCACACAGGCCGAGAAAGAGCGGGACGAGGCCAACGGCGGCAAGCAGGCCGCAGAAAAGGCTCTGACCGACTACAAGGCCCAGCAGACCCAGAAGGACACCCACGCAGCCAAGGAAGCAAAGTTCCGGGAGCTGCTGAAGACCGCCGGGGTGCTGGACAAGTACGCAGACCGCGTTGTGCGGCTGTCCGGCGAGGACATCGACAAGCTGGAGCTGGACGAAAAGGGCAACGTCAAAGACGCCAAGAAGCACACCGACAGCCTGAAAGCTGATTGGGGCGACTTTGTGGCTACAACCACGACCACAGGCGCAAAGGTGGACAACCCGCCCACCAACGCCGGTTCCAAAATGACCAAAGACCAAATTTTTGCAATCAAGGACGCTGGCGAACGCCAGGCCGCGATTGCTGCAAATGCCGACCTGTTTACAGGCGGCGGAAAGGACTAATACATGGCAACAAAAGAAAATATCACCATGACCACCGATATCACCGTAGCCGCGCGTGAAATCGACTTTGTGACCCGTTTCCAGCGCAACTGGGACCATCTGCGCACCATTCTGGGCATCATGCGCCCCATCCGGATGCAGCCTGGCACCGTGCTCAAGAGCAAGTATGCACAGGGCACCCTGCAGAGCGGCACCGTGGGCGAGGGCGAAGAGATCCCGTTCAGCAAGTACACCGTCAAGGAGAAGGAGTACGGCAAGATCACCATCGACAAGTACGGCAAGTCTGTCACCCTTGAGGCAATCCAGAATTACGGCTACGATGTCGCCGTGCAGAAGACCGATGATGAGTTCCTGTACGACCTGACCGCTCTGGTAACGGATAAGTTCTACAAGTTCCTGAACACCGGCACCCTGAAGGGCACTCCCAAGACCTTCCAGATGGCGCTGGCACATGCCAAGGGCGCGGTCGAGAACAAGTTCAAGACCATGCATCGCACCGTGACCGGCGTTGTTGGCTTTGTCAACGTGATGGACGTGTACGACTATCTGGGCAATGCCAATATCACCGTGCAGAACCAGTTCGGCTTCCAGTACATCAAGGACTTCATGGGCTACAACACCATCTTCCTGCTGTCCGACAGCGAGATCGCGAAGGGAAAGGTTATTGCCACCCCGGTAGACAACATCGTCATGTACTATGTGGATCCTGCGGATAGCGAGTTTGCCCGCGCAGGTCTGGTCTACCGGACCGCAGGCGAGACAAGCAACCTCATCGGCTTCCACACTCAGGCAAACTACAGCACCGCAACCTCCGAGAGCTACGCCATTATGGGCGTGACCCTGTTTGCTGAGTATCTGGACGGTATCGCGGTCGAGACCATTACCCCGGGTGAATCGGTCTAACCTGCAAGGGGGTGACTTTGCATGACCGTCCCTGAGCTGTGCGCCTACACGCACAATTTCTTTGACCGGGCAGACAACCCAATTGCAGGCGAGTTTGCCTTTGAGCCGGACACCGTGCCCTCCGGGGTAGTGCCGGGGCAGTATTTCCTCGTGTGCGGATCCATCTTCAATGACGGCGTGCACAAGGCCGGGGACGGCGATCTGACTGCCGAGACCTTTACCGGGACGGTGCAGCCTATGCGCGTGCCGCCTGATTTTGTGGAGCTGTCCCGGAAGATCACCGACTACGACGCAAGACTCCCATCCGGCGGTATGTATGTGTCGCAGTCGTTCAATGGGTGGTCCGGGTCCATGGCGACCGGATCCGACGGACTCCCTGCGGATGGTCTGACCCGGTACCGCAAGGAGATCAACCAATGGAGGAAACTGTAATGGCAGTCAACGACTTTGTCCGGAACACCGTCATGGACGGTTTCAGCCGGAAATTCTGCTTTCTGGAAAAAAAGCTCGTTTCTGATGGGCTGTTCGGCTCCACCACCACATGGGTTCCGGGGCTGGAATTCGAGGGCGTAGAACGCCACGACACCACCATTGAGGCACAGCAGGCCGAGCAGCAGGGCACCGCTTCCACCTATTCGATCTACGTTGACAAGAGCGTTCAACTCTCCCCCTTCGACCGCATCAAGCGGTTGGAGGACGCGCAGGTATTCGAGGTCACATCTGCCAGCGCAGACAAGCTGTCTCCGGCGGAAAGCGGGATGAACCTTGCAGTTGTCCAGTGCAAAAAGGCGGTGTTGACCTGATGGGCACAGCAGAAGCCATTACAACGGCGCTGAACAGCTTTTTTTTGCTGTTTGATATTCCTGTGTACCCGGAGGATTTTGTGCCGCAGGGCGCTTCCTTGCCCTATATCACAGTGCTGCCGGTCATTCCCAAAGGATTTGACGAGAGCAGCACCTTCCACGCGCGGCTTTGGTATTCGGTGGACGGCGGAAAGCTGCCCATCATCCGCAAAACAGACGAGATCCGCGCTGCCCTTGGCGATGGGCTTACCATCGAGTGCGAGGGCGGCGCGATCCTTTTATGCGCAGGCAACCCGTGGGCGCAGTCTATGGACAACCCACCGGAAAAATACCTGTGCACATACCTTACTTTTGACGTCACATCCTTTGTGGTGTGAGAAAGGATAACGCATGAACAAAATGTATCACGCCATTTCGGCAGATGCTTTCAAAAAACTTCAGTTTCAGGCGGGTGCGCTGCTCAAAAAGTTTGACCCGGCGGGTACAACCCCCATTGCTGCAGAAGATCTTATCTGCCTGACCTCCGGCGGCATCACCATTTCCTGCAAGCCCAACACCATTGATCTGGGCGAGGATCTGGACGAAGTGCCCGAGAACACCTACCAGCTCAAGCACATCACCAGCTGGGATTGCGGTATGTCCACCACCTGCATGACCGTGAGCGCCGACACCATCAAGCTGGAGCTGGGCGCTGCGGACGTTGAAACCAACAAGATCACCGTGCGCGAAGACTACAAGGACGAGGACTTCCAGGACATCTGGTGGCATGGCAACCTGATCGGCGGCGGTTATGCCGCGGTTAAGCTGATGAAGGCTGTGAGCGATGGCGGCATCGAGCTGAAAACCACCAAGGACGGAAAGGGAAACATCAGCCTGAGCTTGAAGGGTCACTACGACATGACCGACACCAGCAAGGTGCCTATGGAGTTCTACGTCAAGGAGGCAGAATAAATGATCCTTACCATCAATCTTGACCCCGTGGAAGCGCTGCCCAAGCTGTATGATGCAGTGGACGGAATCACACGCATGGTCATGGACGCAAAGGACAACGTAAATAACCCGGAGACCAAGGCAGCCCGGGAGACCATTGTTGCGAACGCCCTGAAGATGCTGGGCGCAGAGCCGCAGCCCGGTGAAAAGAAAAAGCTGACACCGCGCGAGTTTGCGCTTGCCGCGCTGGACTTTGTCAAGCCTCTGATGAAACTTGACCCTGAGCGCACCGTGAACGCCCTGCACCAGCTGTACACGCTGGAAGAGGGCGAAAAAGACACCCTGCCCAAGGCGTTTACTGCACTTACAAAGTCCGTGATGCAGAAAGACGTGCAGGATTTTTTGTCCTCGCTGGCAGACTTGAACGGCCTGAGTTTTGGCACTACGTCTGCCGAGCCGACCTCCAGCATCTCCGAGCATACGGCTTAAAGTATTTCGTATGGTTCGTCATCAGCGAGATGCGGGAACAGCAGCGCACAAGAGCATACCAGCTGTACACGGCTGATATGCTTTATCTTTGTGCTGTATCTCTTGGTCAGCCGGTGGAGAAGCCCTTCAGCGAGATCATGGCAGAGTACGACAAGCCACTATCTGAGCGCAGGCACGAGACTACGCTGGAGGAAGCGCAGGCGTGCTGGGAAAAGACCCTTGCAGACAGTAAAAAAGCCGCAGAGCAGAACGGAGGTGGTGGAATCTGAACATTTTTAATTTGATGGCCACTTTGGGGCTTGATACCTCCGAGTATGAGCAGGGCATCGAGCAGGCCAGAAAAGAGACGCAAAGCGCCGCAAACTCGCTGAACCGTAGCGCAAACACCGCCGGGAGCGGCGTTTCAGGCATGGCAAACCAGTTTGCAGCAGCCAGCGCAAAAGCGACTGTCCTTGCAAATATGCTTACCTCGCTTGGGACAAAAGCGGTAGGCCTTGCAAAGGGCTTTGTCGAGATGGGCATTTCTTATAACGCCCAGATAGAAAAGTACACCACCGGCTTTACCAATATGCTGGGCAGCGCGGAAGCCGCACAGCAGGTCATGAGCCAGATCCAGGAAGATGCGGCAAAAACCCCGTTTGATGTCGAGTCCCTGACAAAGGCAAACCAATACTTGATCTCTGCAGGCGAGAACGCTTCCTATTCCCGCAGTACCATCATGGCACTGGGCGACGCGGTCTCTGCGACCGGCGGAGGCAACGACGAGCTGAACCGCATGGCGCAGAACCTGCAGCAGATCGCCAACACCGGCAAGGCTACAACTGCCGATATCAAGCAGTTTGCTTATGCCGGCATCGACGTATACGGCATTCTGGCCGACTACACAGGCAAGTCCACTGCTGAAGTGCAGAACATGACCATCAGCTACGATCTTCTGACCCAGGCCTTACAGGCTGCGTCGGAAGAAGGCGGACGCTACTACGGCAGCATGGACACCCAAAGTCAGACCATGAATGGCCGCGTGTCTACCCTGCAGGACAATGTAAAGCAGCTGGCGGGATTGCTGACAGGCGATTTGTCCAGCGGCGTCGGCGTGGTGATCTCCAATCTCAACGATCTTGTGGTCAAGGCACAAGAAGCCTACAAAACCGACGGCTGGAAAGGTCTCGGAAACGCAATCCTTGAACTGGATAATCCCATCAGTGCCATCATCAAAAAGTTTGGGCAGCTTGGCAGCGCGGCTGTTAGTGCACTGGATAAGGCAAGCTACTATCTGAACAAGGCACTGGGCAAAAATGCTTATGCGGGGTACGACAGCTACGAGGACTACAAGTCAGACCAGCAAAAGCAAAGCAACAGGAACCGGCTGCGGCAGAACGCTCTTTCCGGCAAAAGCGTAAGCAACAAAAGCTGGTCTGAGCGACAAGCAGAAGCAGCGGCCGCGAGCGGCGGCAGCTCCATCGTTACAAGTCCTTCCAGTTCCTCCGGCAAGAGCGCCGGCACAAAATCCAAGACCGAAACCGTCATTGCGTCCGTGTCGCATACTGCAACCACCACCGCACAGAACGCGCTTGGCGCCGTGACTACAAGCGTTGAGACCTTGCAGGAGAAGGTAAAGGACGCAGCGGGCAACATCAAAGACCGCGTTACAGAGACCACCACCGAGACCGGCAAAGAGATGGTCAACGGCGTTGCTACTACCTATACGCTTGTGACCAAGAAAGTCACGGACGCGAACGGCAAGATAAGCACCACGACCAAGAAGGTCTACGCCGATATGTCCAAGACCCTGACCGGCACCCTGACCAAGGTTGCAGAAACGACCTTTGACGGCATCACGACCAAAATCCAGGAAGCTACAGAAAAATACGCCGACGGCAGCGAGCATATCAAGAAGACTGTCACAGAGACCGGCCAGCGCATCGGAAAGAACGGCGCGGAGACCTACGAGAAGATCATCACCTACATCGACGGAATCGAAGATAAGGTGAACGAGACCTCTGCTCTTATCGACAAGAGCGTAAAGGGTACCCAGAGCCGCATTGACCAGCAGCTGAGCGAGGCTTCAGGCCAGTTGGATAAAGGCATTTTCGGGCTGGTAAAGAACACCTTCAAAGACGCCAAAAACGGCGACTGGGCAAGTCTTGGGCTAGATTTTGTCAATCTAATCTGGGGAGAAGTGTCGCAGGGACAGCGTGACGTGATCTCTAAGTGGCTTGCGGACGCGCTGACCGCAGTCAATGAGGGCTACTTCAGCGGTGGCATCGGCAAGGCGCTGGGGTCTATCCAGAGCATCTTCACAAACGGCATTACTGCCGGAGTGGATGGTGCTACTACGTCTGTAAAGGCGTTCTCTAAGATCGTGCAGGGCCTTGCAAGCTCCGGCGGCGTGGGCGGAGCACTAGGCGGCATCGTCCAGAGCTTTTCCGGCATGGCAGGCGGCATCACCTCTGCACTGGGCGGCATCGTGTCCTTTGTGGCAGCGAACCCCGTCCTTGCCCTGATCCTGGGCGTTGGCGCTGCGGGCGCTGCAGCTGGCGGCATCGGGCTTGCGCTGTGGGCCAAAAACAAAAAGAGCAAAGACCCGGTCAATAATTACAAGAGCCCGTTTGACGATGTGGGCGTGTACGACAGCCTGAACGAGTTTTCTACGCGGTCTGCGATGCAGTACCGCGTGATTGGACAGAGCAGCCACGCAGACAAGCAGACCAGCATTCTGGAGCGCATCGAGGAGCTTCTGGACGAGCATTTGCCTGCCATTGGCACCGGTCAGGTGGTCATGGATTCCGGCGAGCTGGTGGGCGTCATTTCGCCCAGAATGGCACAAAATGTTGACGCGCGCATCGGTGTGACCGTGACGAGGAAAGCGAGGGGTGTGTAATGGCAAAATTGCAAGGCGCAAAAATCGGCGATTATCATACCCTCACGGACTGGGGTCTGTACCTCAAAGTGGGCAGCCCGAAGATCAGCAGCGCGGAGGTGGACGAGTACCTGGTACAGGTGCCAGGCTCTGATACGCTGCTCAACCTGACCAGTTCTTTGGACGGCAGGCCACACTACAAAAAGCGCACCATTACCATGGAGCTGCTGTGCAGGGCGCCCAAAAAAACCTGGCCGACCCTTTACAGCCGGATCGCAAACGCCATCCATGGCAAATGGCTTCAATGTAAGTTCGACAATGACCCATCTTTCTACTGGGAGGGCTTGTGGAGCGTGTCCATGACGCGCGACCGGCTTTCCAGTGCGTTCACCATCACAGGCACCTGCAGCCCCTTCAAGCGCAGTGTATACGACGGCTCTGATGACTGGCTGTGGGATGACCTTGTATTTGATACGGCGATTATCCGCAATTATACGAATATCCAGCTCAAAGCCAACAAGGACATCACCGTAACCATCACCGGTGCACCAAGAGCGGCTGGCATCTACTTCAAGCGCAGCGAGGACGCTGCGGACATTGCGGTGTCTCTCAATGGCCTTGAGGTTGGCATCCTTGCAAAGTCTACAGAGTGGCAGTACATTGAGGGCTTGCATATGCCGGATGGCGTTGTAGGTACTCTCATCTTTGCGGCGTCTGCAGATTGCAGTATCAGCATCCGATATCTGGGGGGCAGCTTATGAGCTATAAAGTTTATGCGGGCGTCCAGACCGGCGTTGACGTGTGGAAGACAAAGACCTGCATTTACGACCCAACGGACTACACGGACACAAAAAAGCTCATCAGTCCAACTCTGACACGGGAGGTGAGCAAGGCCGGCAGCTTGGAATTCACCCTGCCGCTTGGCAATGTGGCCCACTCAGCTTTGCAAAAAATGCGCACGACCGTGTCCGTAGAACAAGACGGTGTGCGCATCTGGGAGGGCAGGCCCATGAGCCATGAGCAGGATTTTATGCTGCGTCAAAAAGTCTTTTGCGAGGGAGAGCTGGCCTACCTCAACGACAGCTCCGTTGCGCCATATACAGCCAAAGACGTGACAATCAAGCAGTTTCTTGCGTTTCTGCTGGAAAACCATACCGGCATGGTGGACGCATACAAGGCGTTTACCTGCGGAAATGTTGGCTTTCCGAGCACCAGCGTGGTGGTGCCAGAGCTGCATAACTGCGTGATGAAGCTGGATTACATGGCGGGTACTCCGGATAGTGACGGCGATTACAGGTATGAATATGGACTTTATACCTCGTCCGGCGTACAGCTTGTAAGCCAATATGAAGTCGGCTACTCGGATGATGACACGGCCCCGGATCCATCCGCGTACAGCTGGACGCTGAATGAAAAGCATGCAGATTCTTCCATAAACGGGTATATCTGGCGCACAGGAAACGGCCTGTTTTCCGTGAGCGTAAATGTGGCCCTGCCCTTGGACGGAGATGGCCAGACGCACGAAGCTACGCAAAGAACGGTTACGCCGGATATCACATGCGCCACGCACTCAAAATCCCTTCCGCCTGAGACGGAATACGATCTCAAAGACACGGTCTCGAAAAATTGGAAAATCGAAAAGCAGGGAGACGGCTATGCCGTCTTGTTCAACGGTGCAGCCCTGCCGGATTCTTCCGTGGTCCGTTACGATTCTGCGCCACGGTACACCTTTGGCGATGGACGAAATTTTGGCGTTACATGGGATGTCATCCAAAATGAGCTTGTGGATGTATACGGCGGTTATCTGATCGTCCGGCACGAAAACGGGGCCCGGTATCTGGACTACGTCCGGGAAGTGCAGGAGAAAAACGGGCAGCCCATCGCATTCGGCACAAACCTGCTCGACCTGAGCAGCTACGTCAAAGCAGAGGATATTGTCACCCGCGTCATTGCCGTCGGAAAAAAGAAATCCGGCTGGTTTTTGTGGGAGAAAACCAACACCATCACGGCAACCGCTAACGACGCCACCGCGCAAAAGCTGTTTGGCATCATCGCGCGGGTCATTGTGCAGGACGGAACCGAAAACACAACGCAGTCGCTTCTGGATGCCGCAAACGCGGAGCTGTCCAAAAACTTGCGTTACCTTGACGGAATCACGGTAAAGGCTGTGGACCTCAAGGATGCCGGCGTGGATATCGCCCGCCTTGGCTTTGGCAAGATGACACACATCTACTCCAACCCGCACGGGGTGAACACCTGGCTTTTGTGCTCTAAGCTTGTGGAGCCTTTGGACGCGCCGGACAAAAAAGAATTCACGCTGGGCATTGATTTCTCCAGCGTCAGCGACTTGCAGGCCCTGAGCGCACGAAAAGCCAGTGACGCCTATGACCTGAGCCGCTCGCTGAAGGGCTATGCATCCGCAAAGGGGTGATAAATTGGATAAGACATTTGACGAAGCAATTTCCGAAGTCCGCAATGCAGAACGCGGCGTGGAAGTACGGGAAGCCCTTGCACAGGGCTTTGAGTATGTGAAGCAGTATGGCGAAGCTGTTATCGCGCGGCAGGAAGAAGCTGTTCAGAGTGCGGAAACAGCCACAAACGCGGCGGCAACTGCCACAGCACAGGCCGCAGCAGCAGCCAAGACAGTCAAAGACGCCACTGCAAGCGCCATAAGCGCAGCGCAAGAGCAGGCAGGTATTTCGACATCGAAAGCCGAGGAATCTGCTTCCAGTGCCGAAGAAGCAGCGGCCAGTGAAACTGCTGCCGCGTCTAGTGCATCTGCCGCAAAGGTCAGCGAGGAAGCAGCTGCAAAGAGTGCCGCCGACGCAAAGGTTATCGTGTCCACTGACACGACCCTGACCGTATCTGGTGCACCGGCTGACGCAAAGGCGACCGGCGACGCCCTGGCTCAGAGGTATACCAAAGCCCAGGCCGACGCCAAGTTCGGCACGCCGTACACCCTGCCGCCTGCTACGGCGGACCAGCTGGGCGGCGTGAAGGTGGGCGACTATCTGGACATCGCTGCGGACGGCACCCTGAGCGGCAAGACGCTGTATGACACCATCGCGGCCAGTGTGGCGGTCAAGTCGGAGGCGCGGCTGGTGTGGAGCGGAAAAACAACGATTGGGAGGAGAAAAACTGAGACAATTAACGTTCAGGACGGTGTAGATTACGTTAACCTCCGCGTAAACGAAGCTGATTTTAATCTTACCCCTGGTATGGCATATGAAGCTCATATTTCTAGCGTGGGAAGTCTCACGGTCACAGTATTATTTTCGGCCGACAAAAAACGTCTTGAATGTACCCTTACCAATACGCTGAATACTGTATCGGTTGTATTCACCGGCTACCACTACCCCACCTTGGCAGAGCTGCTGACCGAGACGCAGGCCGCGCAGGCGGACACGGATGCCCTGGCGGTAGATCAGGAGTACCGCGTCGCCATGCTGGAGCTGGGGCTGACCGACGACACCACCACTGACACCACCACATAAGGAGGTAAAAACTATGTTGTATCGTATCTGTAAACGCCTGATCGAGCGCGGACAGACCGCTGGTCTTGCGGACAAGCTGGACGTGTTCTACGCCATTGGACGCATCACCGAGGCCGAGTACAAGGAGCTGACCCAGCTGCTGGCCCAGCAGGAGGCCGTCCATGGCGCTTAATGCCTACTCTTGGACATTGGGGGGTGATCGCAATAAACAACACATTTTTGACCGCACTTTTTAACTTTTTGAGCCGTTTCTTTGCCGCTTTGGCGGAAGAACAGGTAGAACAGGAGGACACAATGGCATCTGTGACTGAGGTGACCGAGTGGACGGGAGCACCGCCCTACCGCTACATCGACGTAAGCCGGTATCAGGGCAGCATTACACTGGAGGGCTGGAAGAAGGTCAAGGCCGCTGGCTATCAGGGCGTCATGCTCAAGACCGTCAGCACAAACCGCAGGCTCTCCAAGCGAGCAGACGGCCTGTACATCGACCCGACCTTTGAAGCAAACTACCGCAACGCAAAGGCGGCAGGTCTGGCGGTGGGCGTGTATTACTATACCTACGCCACCAGCGAGGCGATGGCCGATGCAGAACTTTCCTTGCTGGCTGACGCTCTGCGTGGCAAGACGCTGGAAATGCCTGTAGCAGTGGACGTGGAGGACAACAAATTCAGGGTTCTTGGCAAGCAGGCGTTGACCGACCTGACAGCCTACGCCCTGAAAAAGGTGGAAGACATGGGTTTTTATGCCCAGCTCTATACCTACACCAGCTTTGCTAAGACGCGCCTGTATATGGGCGGTGCTGCCCTCAGCCCCTACGACGTGTGGCTGGCCGACTACACGGGAAAGACACCTGCCGTGACCTTTGCCTACAACACTCACCAGCACACCAGTAAGGGCAGCGTACCTGGCATTTCCGGTCACGTTGACCTCAATGTGACCACACGCAACTACCCGAAGATTATCTGCAAGAAGGGCCTGACCCGTCTCCGGGAGGGCAAATGACCGAAAAAGAAGCTCTACTGTGGGTGCTGGGCATCCTGGGCAGTCTGTGCGCTGCGGTCATCACCATCGACAAGGTGCTGGACATCATCCACAAGTACGTCAAAAATGCAAAGGCCCCCGACGATGCGCAGAACAAGCGCATTGACACCATTGAAAAGCGACTGGCTGCGGTAGAAACTGTTTCCACGCAGCACGCCGCGGCCCTTAGACGCGATTTGACGCGCTTTGACGGCATCGATGAAGAAATGCGTCTTGTCCTTGTTGGCGTGCAGAATCTTCTGGATGCGCAACTATCCGGCAATAACCGCGAAGGTATGCAAAAAAGCAAATCCGATATCAACAACTACCTACTGAAAGGAGTAACAAATCATGGAAGCAATGCTTAACTTTATCCCCGCCCCCGTCGCAATTGTTCTCATCATCGTCGGCTTTGTGGCTCTGGCTGTCGGCGCTATCCGCATGGGCTATAAGCAGCTGGTCAAAGATCTGGCCTATGACCTCGTGTGCAAGGCCGAGGATAGCATCATGGGCAGCGGCCAGGGCGCAAAGAAAAAGAAGCAGGTCTTTGACGCGCTGCGTGCGGCCTGCCCTGCATGGCTGAAGCCTATCATCACGGATGAAGTGCTTGACGCGGTGATTGAAAAGGCCGTAAGCCTGATGAAGAAGGCACTGGCAGAAAAGAAGCCTACCATCAACAAGGAGTAACCCATGATTGAGCTAAGCGTATCTCTCGCATCCAATGGCGTCGTCAAAGTGCCGGGCTATGAGCAGCTGGTGCGCTTTGGCTACACCAAGAATCAGGGCGTGTACCGCCTGCACATCGATGCAACCGGTGAGTGGGAAGGCCTGACTATCCGGGCTTTCTGGCACGTCCCGGACGGCAAAGACCCGGCATCCTCACTGGTGACAGACGGCTCTGTGGCCGTGCCTGCCAGCGTGACCGCACAGCCCGGCAATGGCTGCATCACCTTTGAGGGCTCAGATGGCACCCGCACCGTGACAAGCGCAGACCTGCGCTACCGTGTGGCTGCCAACTCCGGCACGGAGGACGGCACAGAGCCGGAGCCTAGCACACCTGCCTGGCAGGAGCTGGTGGATGCCGTGCACACTGACGCCGCCGCCGCAGAGCAAGCAAAGACCGATGCACAGACGGCAGCGCAGCAGGCTGGGGTATCTGCCAAAGCCGCCCAGACCGCCGCCAGTGAAGCAGCCACCAGTGCTGGCAATGCAGCCCAGAGCGCTCAGGAAGCCGCTGACAGCTTACAGGAGCTGAAGGACGGCATTGCCGCTGGTGACTTCAAAGGCGAGAAAGGCGACAAGGGCGACACTGGCCCCGTCGGCCCGCAGGGCGAGCAGGGGCCGCGTGGCATTCAGGGCGAGCGCGGCCCGCAGGGTGCGCAGGGGCCGAAAGGAGACACCGGCGACACTGGACCACAGGGGCCACAGGGCCCAGTCGGCCCGGCAGGTGCAGACGGCAAAGATGGCACACAAATTGATGATACCACCGTGGGGCTTGACGCATGGAGCAGCAAGCACATCGTGGATATGCTCTGCCCGCCTATTGAGGAGGCCGGGAACCCGGTGCAGTGCTACCCTGTGTCAGGCTATCCGCTGTGGGTGACTGCCAGCTGGGAGCCCACGCAGGAGGGCAGCGGTGACCCAAGTCCGGACAACATCCGGCCTATTTCCGGGCGGGATAGCGTGAAGGTCGAGCGGTGCGGGGAAAATTTATTGGATGTTGCACAATGCAGAACTGCAACACCTAGCGCAGCGTATGGCCTTACTGTAACTGTCGATGATACTGGACTTATAAGGGTATTTGGTATACCAAAAGTGAATAAGGACAACCCACGGGCTACCTTCAGAATTTTATTTACAAACCAAGTGATATTGACCAAAGAGTATAAGGCAAAATGGTTTGTCGTGAAAGGTGTTATAAATGCCATAACTCCCATTCAAAAGGATAAGTCAATTGTATTGCAATCTCCACTATTACCAAATACATCTGTAGATGTACAGTTTAGATTGATGTACTATACAGGTGATGAACCTACCACCTACACCCCTTACACCGGCCAAACTGCCACCCTGACCCTGCCCTCCACCATCTACGGCGGGACGGTGGATGCTGTGACGGGAGATGGGCAGGAGACGTGGGGCACGGAAACTATAAGCAGAATTGCATCAATAGACGAACTTACTTCTGTGGTGCGGTGCGCAGCCACGTTGTTGCAAAAGTCTGTCACTGCAAAATCTGGCTCAGCTATTAGCAACTGGCTCGGAGAATATGTATCTTATGTAGAAGATAAAGAATCATTTTATACTAATCAGACGCAGATTTATATCAAAATCTCAAAAACGCGGCTTTCGTCTTTCAACGTTGCGGGAGTTAATGCGTATTTATCAGAGCATCCTCTCACCGTATGCTACAAGCTGGCCAGCCCCGTCCCCATCACCGCCACAGGAGCGCAGCCTATCCCCGCCCTCCCCGGCGTGAACACCGTGCTGACCGATGCAGACAGCGTGATGGTGACCGGCAGGGCTGACCCCATCAAACGAATTACTGACCTTGAGGATGCTGTGGCATCAATGACCAACACATAAGGAGGTACATATGGCAATTAAATCCAAAGCCAGACACGATCTGACATTGCGCTCCATCAAGCGGGAAATTGCAGCAGGACGCGATGTTGCGTTCTGGCTGGATAAAGCATACATGCACTACGATAACGGACTGCTGACCGCAGATGACATCGCAGATGTGGAGCAGCTGGCGCAAGCGTACTACGACGCGCTGGACGCTGAGGACAAGGCGACCGCTGAGGAAATCACACTGTAAGGAGGATATCATGGCAAGCACTACATACCACCATCTCGGTGACGTCACCTGGATGTTCGCCGCACAAGAACAATTTCGTGACATCACGAAACTGGTGACAAAACGTCACCATTTTGCCGTGCTTGGCAATATGGTGCGCAACGCCGGACAGCTGCCGCAGCCCTTCTGGCTCGGTGCTGCCTGTGGCGGCGGCTCGCGTAGTGCTGCCCGCTGCGCTGCAAAGGCTTGACCGACAGAGGATGATCGCCGCCATCAAAAGCGCACCGCTTGGGAGGGTAGACCGTAAGATAGCCTTACTGCGGTACGTTGAGCGGCTTCCGCTGCCGGACATTGCAGCACAGACACATTACAGCCGGACGGCGATAGGCTACCGGTTGAAAGGCATTGAAAAAATGCTGAATGTGTGATATAATAATCATGAGCAACGAATTAGCTTTGGGCTTCTGCTCAGGCAATTCAAAAGCGGCAGGCTTTCGGGTATGCCGCTTTTCTTTTTGCACGATTTGTGGTATAATATATCCAAGGAAACCCGACCGGCCTCTCAACGATGCGCATTAGGCCGGGGCATCCAAGAGCCAACTCCGTGCTCAACGGAGAATTAAAAAAGCAGTCGCCAGATTCGGCGCTGAACAGTCTCCCACCCGCCTCCTTGCAGTGCGTACCATGTGGGAGACGCAGAAACCCCCGGTGTTCCGTTTGGAGCATCGGGGGATTTTTTACTTTTTCTTCAATTCCTCAAGCCTGCTGGAAAGTTCTTCTTCCCATCCTTCATGTTCTTTAAGGTACGGGGCGTAGATCAGGTCTTCGGCCTCTTTGCGGGCCGCAACGGCTTCTTCGATTGTGTCATAGCTGCCGAGATGATATTGCTTGCGTTGGAAGTTGATATATGCACGCCATCGGCCGTGGTTGTCTTTACACACGCCATTTGCGCCAGAAGTGGAATTTTTATTGATATGGCCTCCAACCCTTGTGCGAATCGACATAAGGGAAGAGCCACCCGCGTAAGCTGTGCTGTGAATTGCCCCGGTTTTTTCTCCAATGTCCCTGTTGCAATCTGCGCAATGCTGGATTCGAGAAAGCCTTGTGATCTTTACGGTGGTTTCCTTCCCACATTTCGGGCAAATAGCACGGCACAGAAAACAACCTGACCTCTTTTCGGGCAAAACTTCCAATACTTTCCATCCGTTAATAATCTGTCCTTCTTTTTTCTTCGCCTTTCGTAAAGCCGTCTCCGTCATGGCTGGCTTTTGCCCTCGATTCGCGCAAGACAGACAGCTGCGGCTTTTGCCAAGACGCAGGGAGCTGTCATACACGTCTTTTACCACTCCGCACTCACACTGGCATGTGTAGTAGTGCGGCTTTTCAGACGGCGCAAGTACCGTCCACTTTCCAAAATGCTTTCCAGTCAAATCTGCCATAACATTCTCCTCAGATCAGCCCATAGTGCTCGGCCAGCAGGAAGCGGACGTATTCCGGGCAGTCGCGCTCGCCCAAACACCACCCCTGCACCGTGCGGCGCGGGATGCCCGCACCCTTTGCAAAGGCGGTCTGGCTGATGCCGGATGCCACCACCATCTCCCGCACGCTCATACGGGAGACGTCCCAGAGATGGGACAGGCGGGCGATCTCTGCGTCCAGATCGACATGCCCCTCGGCATCGTCCGGGATGCTGAGTGTAACGTTATTGATAAAGATTTCCTTCGGCTGCTTGGCAGCCATGCCAAAAAGTTCTGCATTGCTGTACATAGTTGACTTCCTTTCTTTTGGGTGATAATATGTTCGTGTACCTCCATGGTACGTCTTTCACAAAATCCCCTGCCAGATGTTGCGAGCATCCGGCAGGGGATTTTTTTATTTACAGGTCAATCCACTCTTCGTTCTCTTTGAGCGTCTCGACGTACTGGGGGTAGATGTCGCTGATGATGACGTCCTTCTCCATGTCGTCCAGTTCGCCGCTCATGAGCGCTTCGGACTGCTCATTGGTCAAGTGCATGTCTGCTGTAAACGTATCCGTTGCGTGATCACGGCAGTGCAAAACCTCACCATCGCAGCCGATGTGGGCGTAAATCGTCCAGACGGTTTCGTCTGGCTCCCACTGCTGCCAGTCCATGGTCTTGTATTCGTCAGGCTCCACCTCGGTGCCGTTCTCCATGACCTTTGCGGCGAACTCTTCAGCGTTAAGGATCTTCATATTTTTTACCTCCATGTTGTTGTGTGTTGGTGTCTTTCACTGTCTTTATTATACGCTCATTGAGCGCAAAAGTCAAGCCTTTTTGTAAAAATTTGCGCTCAATGAGCACTTTTTTTCTTTTGGCAAAATAGAGCATTTTTGTCCTTCGTTGGTCGCTCGTTGCCTCTCCCGCCGGGCGGCTCTGCTACACTGGGCGCAAAGGAGGCAAGCGCCAGTGTGGATCAAGTTCAGCCCCAACCCCAACGGGGGCAGCGTCGGGGATTGCGCCGTGCGTGCTGTAGCGGCTGCCACAGGGCAGAGCTGGGAGCAGGTCTACATTGGATTGGCGCTGACCGGATTTGCTCTCGGCGATATGCCCAGCGCCAACCGCACATGGGGCGCATACCTCCAAAAGCACGGATTCAAGCGTCGCCTTGTCGAGGCGGACTGCACCACCTGTTACACGGTGGCAGATTTTGCCCGGGAGTACCCGAACGGCGTGTATGTACTGGGCTGCTCCGGCCACGTTCTGGCCGTGGTCAACGGCGACTGGCTAGACAGCTGGGACAGCGGCGCAGAATGCCCGATATACTACTGGTACAAGGAGGACTAAGCAATGCCGATCTATAACGGATACCCACAAGTGTATTACCCGCAACAGCCGCAGGGGCAGCTTGAACAGCTCAGGGCAGCACAGTACCAGCCCCAGCCCGTCATGATGCCGACAATGCAGGGGCAGGCCGCACCGGCTGACAGCGGTTTTATCTGGGTACAGGGTGAAGCGGCAGCTCGGGGCTATCTGGTCGCCAACGGGAGCCGGGTGCTTTTACTGGATGCCGATTCCGATACCTTTTACATCAAAGAAGTGGGACAGGACGGCAGGCCGTTCCCTCTCCGCATCTACGACTACAAAGAACGCACCAGCGGCCCCAAAGCGTCGATCGCTGCCACGCAAGCCGCAGGCGGGGAGTATGTCACCCGCAAGGAGTTCGACGCGCTGGCGGCAAAGCTGGCGGCGTTGGAGAAGCAGGAAGCACCAGAGCCGGAAAAGGAGAGCTAAACGATGAGCAGCAGCTTGTACAACTCGATGGGCCGACAGACCCAGAACCCCATTGGCGGGCAGTTCCAGCAGTTTATGGGCCAGATGCAGGGAAAGAACCCGCAGGAGATGATAAACCAGATGCTCACCTCCGGGCAGCTTTCACAACAGCAGCTCAACGCCATTCAGCAGCGGGCACAGCAGATCGCGCCGATGCTCAACGGCATGAAAAATATGTTTGGATTCTAAAATGCGGCCGCATTTAGAATAAATTTCAAAATCTAACGTAAAGGAGTAAAACTATGTCTCTTTCTTCTGATAGCACGGTTCTGACCATGCCGGTACAGCCCGCCAACGGTTACAGCAACGGCTTCAACGGCTGGGGCGGCGACTGGATGGGTTGGATCGTCCTCTTCCTGATTTTCGGCATGTTCGGCTGGGGCGGCATGGGCGGCTTTGGCTGGGGCGGCGGCATGGGCGGCGCTTCGCCTTATATGACCAGCGCTGTCACACAGGCAGACCTGCAGCGCGGCTTCGACAACCAGAGCGTCATGAACAAGCTGAACGGGCTGGAAAGCGGCCTGTGTGATGGCTTCTATGCCATGAACACCGGGATGCTTCAGGGCTTCAACGGCGTGCAGCAGGGCCTGAACGGTGTCACCAACGCCATGCAGCAGGGCTTCAACAGCACCAACGTTGCGCTGATGCAGGGTCAGAATGCTCTGGCTACACAGCTGGCAGACTGCTGCTGCAAGACCCAGACCGCAATCCAGGGCGTCAACTACAATCTGGCCACTCAGGAGTGCGACACCCGGAACCAGATGCAGCAGGGCTTCTGTGCAACGCAGAACACCATGAACAACAACACCCGGGACATCATCGAGAACCAGAACAGCAACACCCGCGCGGTGCTCGACTTCCTGACCAATGATAAGATCGCCACCCTGCAGAGCGAGAACAACGAGCTGCGCCGGGCTGCTTCTCAGGATCGCCAGAGCGCGTTCCTGACCACCGCGATGAACGCGCAGACCAACCAGATCATCGGGACTCTGCAGCAGAAAGCTCCCGTGCCTGCGTATCAGGTGCCCAACCCCAACGCCATTTACTATGGCTGTGGGACCGGCTGCGGCAGCTGCGCATAACCGAATCACGACAGCTTTTTGAGTGGTTGTTTCCAAAATGGAAATGCCCATATCAAAATGTTCAGCCCCTGAGCTGATTTTGCAAACCAGAGCGCCGGGGCAGTAGTCCCGGCGTTTTTATTATGAAAGGAGCCGATAAAATGGCTGAATTTACATCTGTCGCAACCCAGACTGTGGCAGTTGGGCAGAACCTTCCCCTCACCGAGACTGCGGCGAAAGCGCCTGCGTGCATTGTGCACCGTGCTGGCAGCGGCCTTGTGACGCTGCGCGGCCTAACAAGCGGGCAGTGCCGGGCCCGCTTCAAGGTGAGCTTTGGCGGAAATATCGCCATTCCCACCGGCGGCACCGTGGGGCCCGTTTCCGTGGCGCTGGCTGTCGGCGGTGAGGCACTCAATAGCGCGACCGCCATTGTCACACCTGCTGCAGTCGAAAACTACTTCAACGTTTTCGTTGCTGCGTTCATCGAGGTGCCGCGAGGCTGCTGCTTGACCGTGGCGGTTAAAAACACCGGCACGCAGGCGGTCAACATTGCAAACAGCAACCTGATCGTTGAGCGGGTAGCATAAGAAAGGAGATAAAGTCATGCTGGATAAACTGAATCATCTGAAGGATGAGATGTGCGACGAGCTCATGGAGCTGACCGACAAAAAGAACCGGTCCCCTGGCGATGTTGAGATGATCGGCGAGATCGTGGACATCATTCTGGACATCCACCGCATTGCGGACTACTGCGAGGGCGGAGAGTACAGCCGAACAGGCGAGTGGGAAGCTGACATGCGCGGGACTTTCGGCCACGATGCCGGAAACGGTTACAACCGGGGAAACAGCTACGCCAACCGTGGCCGTCACTATGTGCGCGGTCACTACTCCCGCACGGATGGCCGTGAGCGCATGATCTCTGACATCGAGGACATGATGCAGGACGCCACCGGCGCAGAGCGAGACGCTTACAAACGCGCGGCGGACATTCTGCGCAACGCATAAAGGAGGAGGGCGGCAAGTATGGACATCGACGAGATCAACACCCATATTCACAAGCTGAAATGTGGTTCAACGGACTGGCAGAGCGTGGAAAAGCTTGCCGCCCTCTGCACTGTGCGGGACGAGCTGGAAGAAAAGCAGGCACGTAAAACGCAGACCCAGGCATTGCCGCCCACGGATTACCGGGCGGCGTACTCCACGGCAACGGAACCGCAAAGCGACTTTGTGACGGCTGCCAGCTCTGTTCCTTTCGGCGGTCTGATGCAGGTGCTCGACGAACACATGAAGGCAATAAAGCTGGCGTACCCGAAAGAGTATGAGCTAGTGATGCGGAAGATAAGCGACTTGTAAAAAGACATAGAATGTGCTATTTTTACATAAGCTTCAGCGTTTTGGCACGGGGTGCATAATCTAGCAGAAAGCTAACAAATTGATAATTATTCACATTAAAACGCTAAATAAATTTGATTTGTAATCAGTGGGTTGCAGGTTCAACTCCTGTCACCAGCTCCAAAAATAAGCGTACAGGCAATAAAAACAAGTCGCCTATACGCTTTTCTTTTTGTTGAAACCGTGCAAAAACACCTGAAAACGTGTGATAATCTAACAAACAATCTAACAAGTCAGTACTTCATCTTCTGCATTTCCCGCAACAAATATGTCGGGTCGTTGTGTGACACGTACTTGTTTGCCGTTGTGGAGAAATTCTTGTGACCGAGGATTGCCTGCACAGCGGTTTTTTCCAGACCGCACTCCACCATTTTACTGCTGGCCGTATGACGCAGAGTATGCGGGTGCACCCCCTCTATATGGCATTCCTGCATCAGGGCACGGAATTTTGTAGCCACATTGCGTTTGTCCAGCTTTGTGCCGGCCTTGGATGGTATCAGCCATTCGCACCCGCTGTTCAGCATCCAAAAAGCTACCGTCTTGTAAATCGGTTCAAGAATCGGGATAATGCGGTTTTTGCCCGCCTCGGTCTTTTCGCCGCCCTGCATATAGTGCTCCTTCAGATGAACGTCCTCACAGCGCATAGAGAGCAGTTCATCAATGCGCATACCGGTGTACAGCAAAACCATGGCGATCTGAGCCGTCTGCCCGAATTTTGGGTCATTCTGGTAGATGCTGATCTGCTCTATCTCGGCTGCAGTCAGAGTGCGCTCCGCTTTTCCTGTAGCCGCCGGGAGCTGCAGCAGCATGGCGTAATTTTTGTTTATGATGTCCTGCGCCATTGCCCACTCGCAGATCTGGCTGAAAAGCGTGCGCTGCTTTTCGCAGGAGCTGCGGGAGAGCCCTTTTTCCACCATTGCGTCAATGACCTGTTGATAATCTGCCGCTTTTAAGTCCCGCAATTGTCGGTCGTATAGCGGCGCAGCCTTTGCATAGGCCAGCTCGTACCCCTTTTGCATGTCCGTGCTAAGCTTGTCAAATTTGGGCTGCGCTTTCCATTGGACATAGGCATCCGCAAAGGTGCATTTCAGACGCGCTGCGGGGGTGTTCTGGGCGTTGTAAGCGTCCAGCGCTTGTACTGCTTCGCCTGCCGTTTCAAACGTGCCCAGAACATCTCTGCGGGCTGTGAGTGCAACATACGGTCTTGCCCGCGTCCCACTCAGTTTATACACGCTGCCGCTGCCCTTTGGACGGCGGCGCTTTTTTCTTTGCTGCGGGGCGGCTTCCGGCTGTTTCTTCCCGCACCACGGACAAAAAGAAGCGCCATCCGGGATCTCCTTCCGGCAACATGGTCTTATGCACTTCATAGCTTACTCCTTTTTTCGCCCGATGTAACCCTGCGCGCCTTTTTCCGAAGCTTCACGCCCGGCCTTGTAATTTACCTTCAAATCGTCTATTGGCGGCTGTGGGTCGTCCGGGCAGGGGTCTAATCCCATGTTCTGGGCAAAGTTGTATTGGTTGATGATGATTCCGCACACGCTGACCCGGTTGTTGAGTGGGCAGTGCAGGTTGGCGGCTACCTCGGAAATCACAGCGGACGGGCTGCTGCCATGGTTGCCCTTCAGCACGAAAAGAAGCAGTCGTTTCGTCAGCGGTGGCAAGTTTACCACAAAGCGGCACAGCTTTGCGTCCAGCTCTGTGTCGGTCTTTCCGTCATCGGGTGTCGCGTACAGCTCCGGGTGGATCATCTCCATAAACACGGCGATGGGGGATGCCCCGCAGGCCGTACACCAATCCATGATCTCGTCGCTGTCCGGGCTGGTGCAGCCTTTTTCCCAGCTCTGCACCGTCCGCTCACCCTTTTCGATGCGTCTTGCGATCTCCACTTGGCTCAGGCCGGCAGATACCCGGGCCTTTGCAAGCGCTTTCCCGATCTGGGTTGCCGTAAAATAACTCATACTTTCACCCCCGTAAAACCAACGTGTTTTTAACAGAAAATGGCGCAGATTTTTTCTGCGCCATTCGACAAAAAATATCCGTATTTTGTTTTCCAACGGCGCATGGTAGAATTTGGAACATAAGACATAAATATGCACAAAAGAAAGGGGAAAACAAAATGGATTTTGAGCAAAGAAACGGTAAAGAAACCGAAACGACCATCATCGACGGAATGCCCGCCAGCATCCTGACCGGCACCGAACGCACCCCTGCACCCTGGGAGGAATAAGTTATGAAAAAGCTGTCACACTTTCGCACCCATGCCCGTGCCCTGCTGGCCTGCTATTTGGATATGACCCCGGAGCAGCAGCGCCTTGCTCGCGCTTACATTCAAGATAAGGCCCTGCCGGAGGTGCAAGCCCTGCGTAATGCAGCCGGTACGCCCGGCGGGGCGCTGGCCGCTGACTTGCTGCAAAATTTGCAGCAGCCTTGCAACCGCGAATAGCAACGTGCATATTTTGCACATTGCTCGTGCATGTCGCGCGTATCTTGCAAATGCTCATTTTTCTGTGGATTTTTCCACCGAAAACAGTGCTCGAATGGGGATTGATGTCAACAACCAGCTGTTTTATAATATGGTTGTGAACAGGTTTACAGGCCAAGCAACTGAGATTTCTTTGCGTTGTACTCCGCTTCCGTGATGGCCCCCATATCCAGTAGCTGCTTAAACTTCAAAAGTTCATCGGCGGAGCTGGGGGCAGCCGGAGCGGTGCCCCACGGCTGTTCTGGAGAGCCTTTGCAACTCTTGAGAAACGCAGTCATTCCGCCTGGATAAACCGTTGTCGGCAAGTTGCTTTCACCTAGTGGAAGCGCAAAGTGGATAGACACGTTCTCTTTACTGCGACCCTTGCGGGTCTCTGTTTTAGCGGTGGTAGCGCCCACGATCGCACCCACAGGCCCGGCAACGGCTGCACCAATCACGGCACGGCCAATACCACCCTTTGTCTCTGTCACCGTCAGATCGTCAGGCGCGTCAGATTCATAACCGGCGACTTCATCAAAGCTGTAGATCAGGCGAGGGCCTTTATCACCACTGCGGTGTCCAATGCAAAACAGCCGGTTTGGTTTGTCAATCGACACAAAGAGTGCGTCACCATCATAGATGGAATCGGTTTCTTTGAACACCTTCCGACGCTGTTCCAGTGTAGCCCAGTAGTCCGCAAGGGCAACTGTCGGTTGCTTTGCTGCCCGGATGCCCAATTTTGAAAAGAAAAAGTTGCTACAGCTGGCGCAAATCAAGCCGTCCGCGCTTTTCTCACGGTTCAGAAGGCCCAGCTTGCCGCCGCAGACAGGACAGATATTTGCCATAATAAGCACCTCACACATACAAAAATAGGCAGCCGACCAGCTGCCGAAAAAGCTAAGTTATCAATGAAAATGCCAAAGGGGGAAAATAAAGTGCAAGAAACTAGCACAAAGTTTGCAAAATGTGATACAATGGAAGAAAAAGAATCGCACGACAAGCTTGTGCGTCTTGCCGTCAGCGAGATTCTCTCATTGTCCGAAAATCAACTTCAGGAAGTGATACGGAGGTTCTATGCTGTTTTGTAAACTGAACATTTTGAAGCAAGACAAGGACGGAAAATGGTACAAGCCCAAAAACCAGCACCGGATCCGGCGCTTCTTCGTTTACGATATTTTCTATCGCTTTGTCTGGGCGGCCGAGTGGTTCCTATTTGAAAAGTACCGGTAATACATAATCAGAAATCAGATTTACAAGCACCGGAATCAGGAGCAAAGTGACGATGCCGCCTGCTATTTTCATCAGCGAGGAAAACTTGTTTGCGTTGCGTTCTCGCAAAAATTGCTTTCCGGCTTCTGTGATTCGCAATCCGGACTGCATAAACCCTGTTGTAGAAGATTCTGCAAAGCCAAGTTCTTCAAGCGCCGTAGCGTCTTGAAACAGTTCTTTTGTCCGTTCAACGCCACCGGGATATTCCCGATCGAGGGCTTTCAGCAGTTTGAGCTCTTTTCTATTAAGATGTATTATACTCACTCCGGAAGCTCCTTTTTAACTGCCTGAGCAATCCGAACAATTTTCATAATGTTTTCGTCGTCCATGCCATCCAGCGCTTCCAGCAGAGCCCGGCGGGCTGGTGACAATTTTTCAAGCTCAATGCCATCTAAGGTATTGAGCTTTTCTTTTTGCTCTTCGCCGGTCAAGTCCTCCCGTGCAACGCCAAAATAGACAGCTAACTTTTCTAACGTCACTTCTGAGGGCTTCTTTCCTTTTTTCCATCCAGTTGCTGCCGCATTGGAAAGACCTATTTTTTTCGACACGGCAGTTGGAGATTCTTGTCGAGCAGCACACAGCTTCAAATAGTTTTCGTAAAAAATGCTCATAACAGCACTCCGTTTCTGTGCATATCCACGAAAGCTAGCAAAGTTAGTAAAAAATGTTGACAACTAACTTTGCTAGCTGTATAATGCTCTTGTCAGTTGAAATAGTTAACAAAACACAAAGCCCCGGCGGGAACCCGCCTAAGCTGTTTTTACTTGTATTCTGCAACTACATAGTAACACACTTTGTAAACTTTTTCAACTGGTATTTGACACGGCGATAAGAAAAAATCTGCCTGCGGTTGTTTCACAGACAGACTTTTCACCGATTTGTCACCAGAACGCACTTGCACCCCGGCGGTAATGCAAACATGCGCGTTTGCACGTCTTTTGCGCCATGCGCGGCGTAAAAGTAACGCCTGGGCTGCAAAAACAACTTGCAGGGCTATGGGTACGCCGCTTCCTTTGGCGGGTCGGCACCGCCTTGTAAGCCCTAGCGCTTCACGCACTTGCTCGTGTCTGGAACTGGCTGGCTCAAAAGTTGGGTCAATGAAATCACCTTCCTTTTGAATCAGTTTAACTAGGAGCCTTGAACAGTATAGCAAATCGGTGCGCCGTTGTCAATTATGTTTCAACTTACGTTTTAAAGGAGGTGTGAAAGTGCCTGAAAAATGGACAGGCCGTTTAGTAGGCCGGATGCACAACAACCAGATTACAGTAGACGACGTAGCAAAGCATCTTGGATTTTCGAGAAGCTACTGTTCACTGATTTTGAACAGCAAGCGCAACCCTCCCGGCATTCGGGAAAAGATGGAAACTGCCGTCAGCGAGATCATTAAGGAAAAGGAGGACAAAACGGCATGAGCGAATTAAGCAATCTCATCCCTATTAGCTACGACAACCCGGAGCGCCCCACGGTGAGCGGCCGGGAGCTGCACGAGTTTCTTGGCATCAAATCCAGATATAATGACTGGTTTAACAACATGACCGCCTACGGATTTGCCGAAAATGTCGATTATGTGTCGCTTACTAAAAATTTAGTAAACGGTGGACGCAGCACCGACCACCAGCTTACCATCCAAATGGCCAAAGAGCTGTGCATGATCCAGCGCAACGAACGAGGCAAGCAGGCGCGGCAATATTTCTTGGCCGTGGAGGCGCAGTGGAACAGCCCGGAAGCGGTTATGCGACGTGCGGTGCTGATCGCCCAGAAGCAGAACGACCAGCTCAAGGCCGCCAACCGCCAGCTTCTGGCCGAGAACAACGACCTGAAGCCGGATGCAGAGTATGCCCGGGCGGTGTGCGTGGGCAAGAACTGCCGCACCACTACCAGCCTTGCCAAGGATTACGGCCTGAGCGCCGAGAAGCTCAACAGCATCCTTCACGGCCTGAAGATCCAGTACAAGACCAGCGACGGCCAGTGGGTGCTATACGCCAAGTATTGCGGCAAGGGCTACACCAAAAACCGCAAATCCACGCCGTTCCAGCACAAGAGCACCGGCGAGTGGGACACCAAGAACACCACCGTATGGACGGAAGCGGGTCAGCGGTTCATTTATGAGCAGCTCAAGGCCGTGGGAATGCTGCCCAGCGTAGAGCGCAGGCAGAGCGTGGAGCAGATGGAACTTGCCGCCCGGCAGCATAACCAGGACGGGGTGGCGTAAGCAATATATTTTGGAGGTTACTATTATGAAAAAACTGCATGTGAAAGCTACGTTTATTGAGCCGGTGCTTGGCACCTGGCCCGCAAATCCCAATGTGGCCCGCGAGTTCATCGCCAGCAAGTCGCCGGATGCTGCAACCATCGAGGATGAAGTGGCGGCTCTTGGCCCTGATGCGGTAGCCGACAAGGGCATGACCGTTTTCCCGCGTGACCCGGACGGTAATCCTATTTTTTACGATTACCAGATCAAAGGCATGCTTAAGGATGCTTGCGGCATGCTTTCCCGCATCGGCGGCAAGACCGAGACCGGCAAGAAGAAGGCCGTGAACGAAAGCGGCAAGCTGACCGCTTACAAGAAGGTCATTGACGGCCTGATCTTCGTTCAGCCCCGCATGATTCCCATTCACGTGAATGGTGAGATTACCGACTGCCAGCGCCCGCTGCGCGCCCAGACCGCACAGGGCGAGCGCGTGAGCCTTGCCAACAGTGAGGAAATCCCGGCGGGCAGCACCTGCGAGTTTGACGTGACCCTCCTTGACGACAGCCACGAAAAGGTTGTGCGTGAGTGGCTGGATTATGGCATTCTGCGCGGCATCGGCCAGTGGCGCAACAGCGGAAAGGGCCGCTTTACCTACACCGCCTATGAGGTGAAGGCCTGAGAGCAAGGGCATTGCACCGCAAGGACTTGACTGGCGAAGGAAATGCACCGATAAGCCCAGCAATGGCAAGGCTGAGTTAGATTGGCCGTGCGATGGCTTTGCGCAGCGATGCTTGGCAAAGGCAAGGCACGGCGGTGCAAAGCAAAGGCTATGAGGTGAACTGCTGTGCAGTGGCAGCGTGTTGCGACCTACCGCATCGCAGCGGCACTGAGAAGCACAGACAGGCAAGGCGAAGGAATGGCAGAGAAAAGCGCTGATGTGATTTGCGAAGGAAAAGTGGTGCACCGTAACGATTCGCTGCGGCAAGGCTTTGCTTCGGATGCATTGGCATGGAAGAGAGAAGAAATGCCGAGAGTTGCGCAGCGATGGCATGGCAAAGAGCGGTCAGGCGTAGCGACGGCAAAGCAAAGAGAAGGCATTTTATTAAACATTTTATTAAAAGGAGAAACGAGCATGAAAAAAATTATTGTTGGTGTAGCGTCCGTATTGGCAAGCGCTTTGCTGATGGCCGGATGCAATAAGCAGGTTATTGACTTGACCTATGAATACAACTGGGCGCAGCTGAAAATGCCAGACGGAACGATTGTCGAGGGGAAATTGAACAGTTGGGACGATTACGAGGGCGACCAGCTGCAAGTGAAGATTGACGGCGTGACCTATCTGGTTCATTCGTCCAATGTTGTGCTGCGACATTGATAGAAAGGAGGACACCCATGAGTGAGAAGATCATCGCCTACAAGGCCATGAACAAAAATATGCAGTGCCGTGGCAAGCAGTATGAGGTGGGCAAGACCTACCATGAGGACAAGGCGGACTGTTGCAATGCCGGAATGCACGCCTGCGAGAACCCGCTGGATGTGTTGCACTACTACCCGTTGAAGGATGGCCCGCGCTTTTTTGAGGTCGAGTGCGGCGGGAACGTGGATAAAAGCGGAGAGGACAGTAAGCTGGCCTGCACTGAGCTGACAGTGAAAGGTGAGGTGAATTTTGCAGGGCTGGTAAAAGCTACGGTGAATGCCGTTTTTAATCGGGCGAAGGGCAAAGAACCTTTTTCCAGCGGCAATTACAGCACGGCGGGTTCCAGCGGCAATTACAGCACGGCGGGTTCCAGCGGCTATTCCAGCACGGCGGGTTCCAGCGGCTATTCCAGCACGGCGGGTTCCAGCGGCGATTACAGCACGGCGGGTTCCAGCGGCGATTCCAGCACGGCAGCAGCCACTGGGGCTTATTGCAGCGCAAAAGCAGACGGAAAAGATAGCATTTCCGTTGTAAACGGAGCTTGCGGTAAGGCGTGCGGCGCACTGGGCTGCTATCTGGTGCTGACCGAGTACGATGATGACGGCAATATGCTGCTGGCCAAAATGGCAAAGGTTGACGGAGCCGTTATCAAAGAGAACACCTGGTACACCCTCGAAAATGGCGAGTTTGTGGAGGCTGCACCGTGAAGAAGCACTACAACAAGCGTTGGCTTGAACAGCGCTGGGATGCAAGGCAGCCGGAGCGGTTGGAGCATATCCGGCTGAAACGGCAGCTGAGAACAAAAAAGGAGGTGGACGATAATGAAGCAGAGCATGGGAATTGCAGAGTGCTGCCAGATCATGCGTGACAACAACATTTCGGTGAGTGAGCCGATCTTTACCGGTATGATTCAGGCCGGCAGCTTCCCGGCATGGGCGGTGCCATCCATTGACACCAAGAGTGCGGCTCCGCTGATCTCCCGTGCCGGATTTATGGCGTGGGTGAAGGATTTTTACAAGCTCGAAAAGGTTTATACAAAGGAGGATCCGAAAGAATGAAACTCAAATCTACTACTTACTACTGGTTGGCTGTCGTTTTTGGCGGCGTTGGAATGGGCGCAGCTATGGGTGCAGAGGGCACCGCGCAGACCACCGGATATATCTCCAGCACACTGTTTGCGGTGTCGCTGGTGCTGATTTTGGCCGCCGTTCTGCTGGCTCGTCTGGGATTTGCCGCAGAGGACAGGGAGAGAGCCGCAAAGCGGCGCAAGTACGGCAAGATCAACCGTGCCCACGCCCGCAACCCGGAATACCCGGAGAATCAGGAGCGTGGGGCATGATGACGGCCAAAGAGTACGTTGAGGGCAAAGTCAAATCCTACACGCGGCTTGCCGAACGCTGCAGGCGAGAAGCCGAAGCCTCAGATGACATTGTTGTTCGGGCCGGATACTCCGCACGGGCAAATGTCTGGGAAATGTGCGCCGAAGAAATGGACAACGTGCGGGAGATGTTGCAAGAGGAATCTGGAGAGATCACGTATGCCTGACACTGTCCACCATGTCATGCGGTACACCGTGTATGACGCCAAGTCCGGAGACCTGATTGCCAGCGGTACGTCTGAGATGTGTGCCAGACGGCTGGGTTACAAAAGCGCAAACAGCTTTGCGTCTGCGAGCTGCCACAGCCGCAACGGCAGGCGTCGGGCTCGCAAGTACATTTTTGAAAAAGAGTGCATCCGACGTGATGAGTTGGACAGTCTTCCGCCGATACGCCGCAAAAAAAGAAGAGCCTGCCCGTGCTCCAACACGGACAAGCTCAAGGGTGATGGTTGAGCCCCATCACCACAAAAATAACACAAAACAGGAGGTTTTACAAGTGGCGCTTTTGCAGATCTATGACGGGCTTGAAAACCCGCCGAAACTTTTAGAGAGACACTCTGCGCAGACAGTGGGAGAGCTGGTCCGACAGGCGGATGCGCTGTCCGAAAAGGAACACGCGCAAGGTTATCCCCGCAATACCTACATCGTATATAACAACGATGGTGAGAGAGTTTATCAGAGGTGGTGAATATTTATGCAAGAAGAATTGACCGTCCGGGTGGAGCACCCGGAGCTGCCCGCGATCCGGTGGAACGAAGCCGAGGTGCAGCAGAATTTGACCGAGATGCTGGCCGCCTACACCGGCCGCGTCTACACCCCGGACACCATCAAGGATGCCAAGGCCGACCGCGCCGCCGTGAACAAGCTGGACAAGCAGCTCAGCGATGCCGCCCGCAGCGCAAAGGCCTTTTACATGAAGCCGTTGGAAGAGTTCTTGCAGAGCGCCAAGCAGATGCAGGGCCAGTGTAAGGCCGTCTCCGGTGCCATTGACCAGCAGGTCAAGGCTGTGGAGGAAGCCGAACGGAAGGATAAGGCCGACGCCCTTCGAGCTGTCTATACCGACTGCATCGGCGAGCTGAGGGAGATGATCCCCTTTGACCGCCTGCTTGTGCCCCAGTGGCTCAACAAGACCTATGATCTGGCAAAGGCCAGCCGGGAGTTGCGCAAGAGCGTGGAGACCCGGCGGGAGGAGCTGCGGCTCATCCGGGAGACCTGCGGCGAGGATGCCGAAGCTTGCATCACGGAGTATCTGCGTGAGCTGAACCTGAACGCTGCCCTTGTGGAGCACAGCCGCCGCCAGAATGCCCGGGACGCACAGCGCCGCGCAGAAGCCGAGAGAATGGCCGCAGAGAGTGCGCAGGCGGCTGCACCGGTCATTATCCCTCCGACCGATGAAGAACGTCAGATCGCCGCAGAATCGGTTCAAATGGCACAGGCCAATGCAGTCATCACGCCGGATGGCAGGTTGGATTTCAGCATGCTTCAGAAATTCGCAGAGCCTGCCCAGCCGGAAGCTCCTGCCCGCAAGCAGTATCGTTTCTGGGTAGAGTTCACCCGCGAGGATATCGCATGGTTCAAGCAGGGAGCCGCAGAGCGCGGTTTCCGCTATGGTTCTATCAAATAATCTTGGAGGTATTTACTTATGGCACTTACTCGTTCCGGCGCACCCGCGCCTACTTCGTCCGTTTCAAACGCACAGTCTCTGGCAAACCGTTCCGTCCAGAACGCCAACCGTGCAGGCAGCACTGCTATGCAGGCCGCATCCCCGTCCGTTCCGGTGGAGATCACGGCTGCCGATGGCCAGCACTTCACCGTGAGTTTTGGCGACGTGCGCAACTTCATCTGCCCCAAGGCCACCGATTCTGAATGCAAAATCTTTCTGGAGACATGCAAGCAGTACAAGCTGAACCCATTTACCAAAGAGGCTTACCTGATCCACTACGACAACAAGAACGATGACACCCCCAGCACCATCGTGCTGGGCAAGAACTGCTACATGCAGATGGCCGAGCGCAACCCCAACTTTGACGGCTTTGAAGCTGGCGTGATCGTCCTGACCGCAGATGGCCAGCTGCTGAACCGTGAGGGTTCCATTGTCTATGATGGAGACGGCGGCGAGACCCTTCTCGGCGGCTGGGCGAAGGTCTACCGTAAGGACCGTACCCGCGCCAGCTACGAGGAAGTCAAGCTCAGCGAATACGACACCGGAAAGTCTCTTTGGAATGGCAAAAAGGCTACCATGATCCGCAAGGTGGCGCTGGTGCACGCTTTGCGTGAGGCGTTCCCGTCTACCTTCGGCGCTCTGTACGATGAATGCGAGGTGCGTGTGGATGCCGAAAGCACCGCCCGCGAGGTGTCGCCTGAAGAGCTGCCGGTGCTGGATCCTTACGCAGGTTCCCACCGTCACCGCAAGACGGCAGGCACCCTGATCCCTGCCCCGGATGCACCCTCTGTAGAGGAAAACGCCGATGACCCGTTTGGTGGTGATGATGCATGATCGTCCAGACCAAGAACGGCGTCATGCTGCACGGCGAGATCGCCAAAGACCCGGTGCTCCTGGATGCCGGGCAGAAGCGGGTGCTGAAGTTTGACCTGAAAGCCAGCCGCACACAGGATGAATCCGGCAAATGGCAGAGCTTCTTTGTGGGCGTGAACCTCTGGCACGGCATCGACCAGTGGGATGGGATGCTGCAGAAAGGCGATCAGGTCACAGTTTTTGCGCAAAAGCTGAAAGAGCGGGAGTATAACGGCAAGGTCTATTACGACGTGGACGCGGATGATGTTCAGCCCGGTGGGCTGGTGACATTCCGCTGGCTGCAGCAGATGATCGACCTGATGGCACAGCCCGGCCCGCCGCTGGAACCTGCAGAACCGGCAGGCCTGCAGGGCGCGCAGATGTACCCCTGTGAAACGCTTGCGGATTACGCACCGCACAGCACTGTCGCGCCTGAACCGGCTCCATCTACCGAGTATGACCCCATCAACGAAGACGCAGAAGATCTTCCCTTCTGATTTCGCAAGCTGTGCTATCCGGCTATACGGGCGTGCAAAGGAGGTGAGCAAGTGGCAAAAGAAGAAAAAAAGTCGTTTGTCGTGTATCTGGATTGGTTTGACGCGCTGGAAGAGTACACGGATGCCGAAGTCGGACAGCTGATGCGAGCTTTGGCGAAACACGTCCGCACTGGTGAGAATCCAACGTTTTCCGACCGTGGAATGCGTGGGAACTTCCGTTTCATGTGCAATGGAGTGGATTCTGCTACGGAAAAGTACGAGAACGTCAAGCAAAAGCGCCGTGAAGCCGGAAAAGCCCGTGCAGCTCAAATGCAAGCAAACTCAGCACATGCTAGCACATGCTACCAAGTGCAAGCAAGTGGTAGCTATAATGATACTGTTACTGGAACTGATACTGTTACTGGAACTGATACTGTTACTGGAACTGATACTGTTACTGGAACTGATACT